GTAATTTATATATCCTGAGGTCTAAACATTTTTTGGTACTAAGTAAAAAATATATCAATGGGAGGAAGCAAAAATGACAGCAGAGGAGAAAAATCTTGTGGACAAAATTTGCAAGAATGTAAATAGTCCACTTAGATCACAGATTGAGACCGTTGTTGAATCTGTACTAGCAATGCAGACTCAGCTTGAAGATAATCATGATGAGTTTCTCGCACAGCCTTTATCAATTCAGGTGACTGTTGGTACAGGTGAGACAATTAATAGAGCAAATCCATTTGTACAAGAGTATAGAACGCTTTTTAAGGATTATATGAATGCGTTAGTACAACTTACAAAATTGATAGATGATGTTAGTGTAGAGGAGGAGATTAATACATTATCTAGTATAAAGGAAAAGATACGACTTGTCAAGTAAAGAGATAAAGGGAAGTACAGAGCCAAGAATATTTACTCCTCCAAAAAGAAAGTTGACTCCTGATACTTCATTAGGATTTGCGGCTATTGAATATGCTAAAGACATACTTAAGAAAACACTTTATCCTTGGCAAGAATGGGCATTAATCCATATGCTAGAAATAGAAGGTGACTTACAAGTAGCCTGGTCATTTAGATTTAGAACTATAGTACTTTTAGTGGCCCGACAGAACGGTAAAACTGTTTTAAGTGAAGTTATTGCTTCATTCTTTTTAAATGTTTTGGAAGTACAAAATGTACTTGGGACATCATTATCTGTAGATAAAGCTTTAGAAGTACTTGATGCTACAATTGATGATCAAGAAAGTATACCTTCTTTGAAACCTGAAATACAAAGAGTAGTTAGAGTAAATGGTGCTAATAAATTAATTTTAAAAGATAATGGTAATGGTAAACGTACTTACAAAATAGGTGCTCCAAATCGACGTGCTGGTCGTGGTGATAGTAATGACCTAGTTTTGTTAGATGAGTTAAGAGAACATCGTAATTGGGAAACTTGGTCAGCTACTGTCGCTAGTACAAATGCTAGACCGGATGCTTTAGTAATTGCTTTTAGTAATGCGGGTGATCCACAATCAGTCGTATTGAGACAGATACGTTCACAAGCAATATCTGAAATTAAGAAAGATGCTGAAGCTAAACAAAATTTTGGTGGTAGTGATGCTGATGATTTAGCATTATTCGAATGGTCTGCTACTGAAGATTGTGATTTAACAGTAGAAGAAGAAATTGCAAAAGCAAATCCAGCTTTAGGTTATGGACAATTAACATTAAGAGCCATTTTAGCAAATGCAAAAACATTTCCAGAAAATCAATATAGAAGTGAATGTTTATGCCAAACAGTTGAATCACTATTAGCCGAGCCATTTCCAAGAGGTTCTTGGGCTAATCTTTTAGATCCAGAATCTAAAATTGCACCAGAAAGTGACTTATGGTATGGAATAGATATGAGTAATGATAGACATTCTGTATCTATATCTGTATGTGGATTACGTGAAGACGGTAATTATCACATCGAGTGTATTGCAAAAAGAAATGGTCTCGATTGGGCTATTGATTGGTTTAGAGTAAGAGCTCTTAAAGCTCCTATGAAGTTAGCTTATCAAGGAAGAGGCGCTTCTATTACAGGCTTAGCTGAACAAATATGCACATTAACAGGTGTAATTCGTATTCCTATTGAAGGACCTGATTTAACAAATGGATGGACACGATTCTGGGATAGCATAGCAGCTGGTGAGCCTGTAGTAGAAGGTGAGCAAGAGCGTGGTGGTGTTAAGACATATCATTTAGACCAACCAGTACTAAATTTACCTGCTAAAACTATGCAGTTAAAGAATTTGGGTAATGGACTTAATCTTCCTGACCGAGGTAAGAGTCCAGACGACATAGCACCATTATTTGCAGCTATAATGGCTTATTCAGCAGCTACAAAGATAGAATCGACAAAGGAAAAGAAAGTGTATCAATCTGTTTATAATGAAGATTATACGATTTCTTTTGTATAAATTTTTTTAGAAAGGAAAGAAAGAAAAATGGGTATTATTGAATCAATACGAAATCTTTTTGGAAGAGACGTAAAGATATTCTATGGGACTTCTGACATTGAGATGCCTAGTGTAGAAGCTATGACTCCTAGATACTTATATGCGACTCAGTCAAATCTCTATTCAGTAGTATCTTTCTTGTCAGCTTCTGTAGCTCAATTACCTCTTAAGGTGTATGAGCGTAAAGAAGAGAATGTGCGAGTAAGAGATAGAGATTCTAAAGCAGCTAAACTTCTTTTTAAACCGAATGATGACCAGACCCAAGCTGAATTTATAGAAGCTTTGTGTACAGAGTATCTACTTTTTGGTGAAGCTTTAGTATGGCTACTTCCAGATAAGTCTTCTTCTGGTTATCAACTCAGGATCATACCTAGTGATTGGGTAGTAGAAAGATCTTGTGAGACAAATTATGCAGTAAAAACATATAAAGTAAGAACTCAGACCGGTGGTACTATTGAGATAGATGCAAAAAGTATCATTGCTTTTCGTAAGTATGCTCCAGGAAGTCCAGCTTCTTACCAATCACCTATAAGTGCTCTTAAACAGACACTCATGGAGCAAATTCAAGCCGATAGGTTTAGGACATCTTTATGGCAAAGTTCTGGTCGTATGAACGCATATATTTCTAGACCAGCTAGTGTCACTCCTTGGACTAAGGAGACACGCGATGCTTGGACAAAAGCTTTTCGTGCTGGATGGAGTAATGGTGGTTCTAAAGCTGGTAGTATGCCTATACTTGAAGATGGTATGGAGATAAAGACATATCAATTCAATTCACGTGAGGCACAGTTCACTGAAGGTAAGCAACTCTCAAGAGAAGATGTTGCAGCTGCCTATCATGTAAATCCTTCACTTATATGGCATACAAATACACAGACCTACGCTTCTTCAAAAGATAATGCACGCGCTCTTTATGCGGAATGTTTAGGACCAATGCTCCAGATTTTTCAACAAAGAATAAATGCATTTTTACTTCCACTTATAGGAGCAGACCCTACCTTATATGTAGAATTTGACCTCGAAGAAAAGCTTAAAGGTTCATTTGAAGAAAGAGCTTCAATTATTCAAAGTGCAGTAGGTGGTCCATGGATGACGAGAGATGAAGCTAGAGCAATGAACAATATGTCACCTCTTCCTGATGATGAAGGCAAGGGTGTTATTGTACCTCTTAATGTACTTATTGGTGGTCAGGCTAGTCCTCAGGATTCAGTAGCCGATGCTTACAAGTCTGCACCATGTTCTTGTGGACATAGTCATGTGAAGGAAGTTGTTCACACCGAAGAAACAACTGAAACTGTAAATACTGATCCTTCTGAAGAGGATATTGATGAGCTTGATTCTATACTTAAGAAGTTCTTCTCTAGACAAGAAAAGTCCGTTATTGCTAAGCTTGGAGTAAAAGACGCTGCTACTCCTTGGTGGGATAAGGAGCGTTGGGACAAAGAGCTTGCAGATGATTTATATGACTATATTCTTAAAATAGCTACAAAACAAGGCAAAACGGTTGCTGAAGTACTTGGTAGTGAGTATAGAGAAGAGATTACTAAAAAATGGCTTAGAACTTACGTTGAGAGACAGGCCGAGTTCATAAATGATGCTACTTTAGATAAGCTTAAGTATGTAGTAGACCATGCAGAGTACTTACTGTCTGAAGAGAATGAATCTGAAGAGCCTAAGACTCCAAAGGAAGTATATGAGAAGAGAAGTTCATTTGAAGCTCCACTTATAGCAGGAGTATTAGCTTATGGCGTATATAAATTTGCTACTAAAGAAGCTGTAGATCAAGCTCAGTATCAGGGAAAGATGGAAAGCACCAAGGTATATAAAGTATGGATAACTGGACCTAATCCTCGAGATGGTCATGCTAGAATGAATGGTGAGAAAGTACTTTTAAATGATAAATTCTCTAACGGAGCCGACTGGGTACATGATGACATACTCGGGCCGAATGGTACGTGTGGTTGTAATTGCCGTATAGAGCTAGAATTTGTCAAAAATTAGGCCTTGAGCGAAGTTCTATTTAACTATAATAAACTACAGCTAAACAGAAGTTCTATTTAACTATAATAAACTATATACATAGGAAAGGAGAAACTATGTCTAAATTGAAAAGAGTCGAAGTTTCAGTTAAATATGCTGAAAATAACGACATAGGATATATTACCGGATATGGTTCAACGTTTGACAGAGTACCAGATGCATATGGTGATATCGTTGCGCCTGGTGCATTTAAAAATTCTTTAGATAGACTTAAAGAATCTGGCACAAAATTACCATTTCTATGGGCTCACAAGATGGACGATTTAAAGTCATTTATTGGTATTGTCACTGAGCTAGAAGAAGATGATAAAGGTTTAAAATTTACTGCTAAATTTGACGATACTCCAGAAGCTCAGAGAATACGTCAATTATATAAAGATGGTAGATTAAGCAAATTCAGTTTTGCTTATGATACACTTAATTCAGGTACAATTGAACTTGAAGATGGTACAAAAGCAAATGAACTCAGAGAGCTCGATATATTTGAAATTTCAGCAGTATTAGTGCCTGCAAATAGTTTTGCTGAAGTACTAGATGTAAAAGATGCTCATGTAGACGAAAAAGCTGGTAAGAGACATTCAGCTTCAGATGAGCAGCTATTAAGAGATGCTATTTCACTTCTCCAAAGAATACTAGGAGAAGTTGAAGATAATGCCGATTCGGAGAATGGTAATGAAGGCAATTCTAAAGGTAAACCTGAGGAAAAGGACCAAGTTATTGTTAACGAAAAAGCAAATGATTTATTAACATTTATAGAAAATATGTAAGAAAAGGAGAAAAAAGACATGAATTTAAAAGAACAGTTAAGACAGAAGAAGGCAGCACTCGCCGCACTTAAAGAGAAGATTGCAGCAGGTGATGCGGATGCAATTAAGTCAGGCGAAGAGCTTGCAGAGGCTATTAAGAGTCTTGAAGCAGCTATTGCAGAGGCAGAAAAGGCTAATGACCTTCTTAAGATGATTGGTAACGAGGATCCTGTAGCTGAACCTGTAGCTGAAGAGGATGGTATGAAGGGACTTATCGCTAAAGCTAAGTCTGTAGACAGAAATGTGAAGGGTTGGAGCGTAAATACTACATTTGGTAAGAAGGCAGCTAATACGACTATTACTGCTCCTCAGATCGCTGATGTAGATAGAACTGCTGCTCCTGTAAAAAGAGGTCGTAGAGTAGCTGACTTACTTGGTTCTGCTACAATCTCTGGAAATGCTGTTACATATTATGTAAACGGCGCCGTTGAAGGTGACGCTGGTGTTACTGCACAGGGAGCTAAGAAATCTCAGATTTCTACAAGCTTTACACCTGTGACTAAAGCACTTAAGAAAGTTACTGCTTATGCGAAGGAGACTTCTGAAGTACTCGAGGATGCTCCTTTCTTAGCATCTACTGTAGAAGATATCATCGACTACAAGATTGTATCTAAGGAAAATGCAGAAGTCGTTACTGATATAGCTGGTACTTCTGGTATTCAGTCTGTAACTTATACCAATGGTGGAAATAAGGGTGATGCTGCTACTCTTGCAGATGCTATTCTTTTAGCTAAGTCTAAGATTGCTGATGCTACTGATTATGAAGCTGATTGTGTAATAATCAATCCTCAGGACATGTACACTCTTAGAACAGCTAAGGATTCTAACCTTCAGTATATTGGTGGTGGTTACTTCACTGGTGCTTATGGTAATGGTGAGTATGTAGCTCCTGCTACTATCTGGGGACTTCCTGTATTTGAGAGTTCTGCTGTAACTGCTGGTGAGCCTATTGTAGCTGCTGGTAAGCTTGCTATTAAGGTTTATCGTAAGGGTGATACGACTATCAAGATCTTCGACCAGAATGAGGATGATGCTCTTTATAACATTGTGACGGTTCTTGGTGAGGAAAGACTTCTTGTTGCTGTAAAAGAGCCTAAGGGTGTTGCTAAGATTTCTAAGGCTACTGCCTAAGCATAATTGAAACTAAATAACGTGGGAGTCTGAGATATGGCTCCCACTATTTATTATAGGAGGTATCGATTATGATGAAGAGATATAAAGTCGGCGATAGCTATTTTTGGTATAATGAAGGAGATCAACCTTCAAATGCTGTTTTAGCAGAAAAGAAAGTTGAATCTAAAAAAGAAACTGAAGTTGAGACTGAAGTAGAAACTGAGGTTGAAAAAGAAACTGAAGTTGAAAAGGAAACTGAAGTAGAAACTGATGTTAAGATTCGAGTACCAAAAAACAAAAGTAAAGGAGTGAAGGCAAAATGATACAAACTTCTTGGGGCTATACTCTCCTAGATGCAGATAATATGCCTGAAATACTGACTCAAGCAGAGTTTGACAGCATGACGGCCAATAAGTATGCTTTAGATTCAAGAGTACTTAGCGCCATTAAGTCTGTTACAGCTGCGGTAAGAAATTATTGTGGTTGGCACATTGCTGGATCTCAAAGATGTGAGTTAGTACTTAATGTACAAAATTTGCATATTACTAGAAAGTATAGTGATATGATTATACAACTGCCTTATAGATTCGTCTCAGATGTAGAAAAAGTTATATTCAATGCTACCAAAGAAGACGATGAATGGGTAGGTGATGAATATGAGTTTGACTTTACATATAATGGACAACTCACTGTATATGATGCAGAAGTTTGTTCTAGAAAGTCAAAAGTCGTTATCATTGCTACAGTCGGTTTAGATGATACTGATGCAATTAAGGGATTGATAGCTAATAAAGTTGGTCATATGCTTAGTGGAACATTTGGAGTTCAGTCTGAGTCCGCTGGTGGACTATCTATATCATATAGTACAAGTTTTGTTAATGGAGCTAAACCAAATGCCTTAATGACTGACGATAAAGAATTACTCAATTCTTACAAAATAGTTGAATTACTTTAAGGAGGTGCTTAGTATGATACCTTCATTTTGTAATCAATCAATCACTAGAATCAGACCATCTACAAAAAACGTTAGAGGTACGACAATAAATGACTGGACAAATGCCACAAAATTGATCATTTCTCCAGTATCGGTTCAGCCTTCAGCCTCGTCAATAGACATTAATGGTAGAATACTGGGAGTAACAGATTCCTATATAGTCTACTGCAATGCAGATGCTGACGTAAAAGTAGGAGACAGAATTCTTTTTGAATCTAACGTATTTACAGTAGATGAAGATATTAGAACTTGGCATAGCCCTACTGGAGCAATAACGCATTCACAATTTACAATGATACGATATGAGGGGTGATGTCTATGACTAAAGGAAAGTTAGAATTTGTAGATCAGGGATTCATAGATGTCTTAAGTAGTGACGGTGTAAAAGCAGAAGTAGAAAAAGTTGCAGATAATATTGCTGCTAGAGCTGGGCCTAATTTCTCAGCATATGTCAAATATCATGCTCCAGCACACAGATACTTAGGCTTCGTAAATCCAAATAACCTGGAAGGCGTAAAAGAAGAAGCAGAAAATAAGGTACTTAGTAGTGCTATATATTAAGGAGGTCAAAAATGGAGATATTAGTTAGTAATGACGTTGAATATATTGTTCAACAAGCGCTAAAAGATTATTTTACTATATATTGTAGACCTCTACCAAAAAATTATGATTTACCATGTTTGCTAGTAACGCAAACTGGCGGTAATGATGAAGATACTATAGATTTCTATAGCATTGTAATTGATTCAAGAGCTGAAACTGAAGGTGAAGCTAATGAATATTTAAGAAAAGCAATTGGTGTGCTTAAAAAAGTTGTTCAAGAACAGACTACAGAAATGCGTCATATAGAAGTTAATTCTTCTATGAGCTGGGGTAATGACCCAGTTAGACCTGATTTAGCAATGTGTTCTGCGACAATCGAATTATATGCGCATCTTCAAAAAGAAACTATTAACAAAAAATAATATGTAAAAAGGAGAATAATATTATGAGTACATACGACGTAAATATGGGTATCGGGTGCGAAACTGGCATGGCTTATCATGCACCTGTAGGTACCGCACTTCCTGAATACCCTGGAGCTACTTTAGATGCAGCTTGGCAGGAAATTGGTGCAGTTTCTGAAGACGGTATCTCTTACGGAATGAACCATTCTTTAGAACCACTTAGAAACTGGGCTAAACAGATTGAACGACTTATGTCCGCAGATGGTGATGCTACTGTAACAGCTCCATTTATTGATACTACAGAGTCAACACTTAAAACTTTGTTTGGTGAAGATAATGTAACTGTTACTGCTGCTACCGCTGATCATGGTAAGCTTATTTCAGTAGAAATAGGTCCTGATACTCAGACTAATGCTGAAGCATTTTTGTTCCTTATGAAGGACGGAGATGATATGATTATGATTGGTACAACAAGAGGATTTGTTACAGAAGTAGCAGATATTGATTTTGCACCTAGTGATGCAATCACATGGGAAGCTACAATTTCTGCAAAGAGTTGGACGGTCATGAAGGACAACGGACAAACCGTTTAGAAGATAGGAGGCACATAAATGATAAAGATTAATGATTCAAAAGATATTGAGGTTATAGAAATTGGCATTAAGGATGGTACTTACCAGATTCCTCTAGCAAAGTATCTTCCTTATAAAGCCATAAAGAAGCTTCGCGACGAGAACGATCTTGATGCTATAATGGAAATTCTTTCAAAATATATTCCAATGGAAGTTTTAGATGAACTTACAATGGATAGCATCAAGCAAATTCTTGAAGCATGGAGCGAAGCCTCAAAAGATGATACAGATGATAATTTGGGAAAATAATTGGTCTCGTAGATTTATGTGAAAAACATAGAACAGCGATAAATTATGACTTATTCACAAGAACTGGCTGTACCGTCGAGGATATTGGTGACAAAATTGACTGGGATGCTTTCTACAGTTTCGTCACTAACCTCGACGAAAGGTCAGCTTTATCGCGAGACTTAAACCAAGAAGTTTATACTTGGGGTACCACACTTAAGACAAATGTAATTTTAGCTGACATATTCGACTTATTATCAGCTATTAATTATAATTTATCAGGTATAGGTGGTGGTAAACCTAAAAAGCCAAAGCCATATCCAAGGCCAGGCCAAAAAGACAAAAATACTAGACATTATGGTAAAGGACCTGTTAAAGATATACGTGCTTGGCTAAAAGATAGAAAGCATTAATAAATTGAAAGGAGGAGGAACAGAATGAGTGACATATTATTTAGCACAGTAAAAACATATAATGACGAACTATACTGTGTTTATTGTCATAGAAACAAGATAAACGGTAAACGTTATATTGGTCAAACAAGTACTACTTCTCCAGAAAAAAGATGGGGCCAGAATGGCAAAGGTTACATTGGAAATGCTCATTTTTGGTCATCTATACAAAAATATGGTTGGGATAATTTTGACCATATAATTATACAAGACAATTTAACAAAAGAAGAAGCCGACTTTTTAGAAGATTTGAATATAAGGACATTTAACACTGTTGATAGAAATTATGGATATAATTGTAGATATGGTGGAAGTCATGGTAAACATACTAAAGAATCTAAGAAAAAAGATAGTGAAGCTATAAAGAATAAATGGAAAGATGTTAATTATAGAAAAAAAGTAATGGAAAACAATCCTATACTTAAAGGAGAAATAACACCTTGGAATAAAGGTAAAACTAATATTTATTCTAAAGAAACACGTAAAAAACTACGTGATAATTGGAATTATGATAAACATTTTTCTAAAGAAACTAAACAAAAGTTATCTGAAAGCTACAAAAAATATAGAGAAAAACATCCAGAAGTAATAGAAAAATGCGTAAAAGCTATGCATAAATCTAGAATGCATTCAGTAGATATGTATGATTTAGAAGGTAATTATATTCAAACTTTTAACAGTATAGCTGAAGCATGTAAATTAGGTTTTTCTTCTAGCAAAATATCCGAAGTGTGTAATGGTCATAGAAAACATCATAAAGGATATATTTGGAAATATCACGAGAAAGGAGGAAAAACGTAATGAGTTCAGGAAGTACGATATGTAAGGCCTATGTCGAAATAATTCCTTCTATGGAAGGTGCTCAAGCAAAAATAGCGAAGGGCTTAGGTGTAGATTCTGTTGGAACTTCGGAAGGTAAAAAACTCGGTTCTTCTCTAGTAAATAGTCTTAAAACAGCTGCTGCAAGTACTGGAAAGGTGGTAGCTGGCGCGACTGCTGCCTTAGTGACCACTGTATCGACTGCTGTAGTAGGGATTACAAAGCAAGCTTTAACATCTTACAAAGACTATGAACAGCTTACGGGCGGTGTAGAAAAGCTTTTTGGCTCTTCGGCAAAAAAAGTCATGGCAAATGCGGCTAAAGCGTATGCTACTGCAGGACTTGATGCTAATCGCTATATGGAGCAAGTCACAAATGTGTCTGCATCGCTTATAGCTTCACTAGGTGGTAATACCAAAGCGGCAGCAAAAGCTGCAGATAAGGCAATTCGAGATATGTCAGACAATGCGAATGTCTTTGGTACTGATATGCAGTCTATACAAAATGCGTATAATGGCTTTGCAAAAGGAAATTACGGAATGCTTGATAACTTAAAGTTAGGTTATCAAGGTACTAAAGAAGAAATGCAACGACTTCTTACCGATGCACAGAAGTTGTCTGGTGTACATTATGAATTAGGTAATTATGCTGACATGGTTGATGCTATCCACGTAATCCAAAAAGAAATGAAGATTACTGGTACTACAACTAAAGAAGCTTTAGGTACAATCGATGGTTCATTGAATATGACCAAGGCGGCATGGACCAATTTCGCAACTGCTCTTGGTAGCGGTGATTCTAAAATGCTGACCGAATCAATCAATGCTCTAAAAACAAGTATTTTAGGCGTAAAAGGAGAAGCTAACGGTTTAGTAAATAACATGCTACCTGTAATAAACAACGTATTTTTAGCCATTACTAGTGCCATGACGCAACTAGTCGTACCTTTAGTCTCGTCACTTCTACCAACCTTGACTACAGCCATAACCAGTCTTCTTAATCAAGTACCAGATATAATAGATGGTATACTTCCTGCATTAGGTACTACAATTGGGAGTTTATTGACTACTACGATACCGACTTTATTGACTTCGCTTTTAAAAGTAGCATCTTCACTGCTGAATGCGCTAGGTAAGCATACTGAGGGATTCCTCACGCTAATAACAACCGTCGCTACGAAGATGGTAGTTAAGATAACAGAATACCTGCCACAGGTGTTGAATGGCATAACAAAAATTATCACTGGTATAGTAAAAGCACTTCCAAAAATGATACTTACTATAGTAAAAGCATTACCTACAATCATAAAGAACTTGATCACATCTATAGTAGGATTTGTGACGAATGACTTGCCAGAAATAATTAATGCATTCCTAGAAGTGCTTGACTATTTGCCAGATATTGTAAATGAATTAGTAGCCGCACTTCCGGAGATTATACAAGCTATAGTAGATGCGCTACCTGAGATGCTACCGGCACTTATTCAGGGACTAGTTCAATTAGCAGTGGCACTTACGATGAGCTATGCACAAATTGCAGTAGTTTTAACTGAGTCTCTTCCAGCGATTGGCCAAGCTATAGCTGGAGCTATACCATCCCTTATAAATACATTAAGAATAGCTATCGTCACTTTATGTACTTCGATATATACTGAATTTAGTACTGCTATAAGTAAGTTATTCAATGATGGTAAAGGCGGTCCGTTCGTTAGAATTTGTGAGGCATTTGTTAAATTTGGAGCTACATTATTGCTAGCAGTAGCTAACTTAGCTACACCACTCATTAATGCATTCAAAACCGTTATTTCAGGTGCTGTTACAGCAATAAAGACTTTATTTGGCTCTCTAGTAAAGTGGTTTAAGACTCTTTGGTCAAATATAACTACTGGAGTCATCACTGCTTGGACTAATGTAAAAAATACTATTACTACGGTTATAAATGCTATAAAGACCACTATCTATACAGTATTTACTACTATAAAGACTACAGTCTCAACTGTATTTAGTAGTATAAAGTCTACTGCTACTAGCATATGGACTAGCGTGAAAACCGCTATTACTACTCCGATAAATAGCGCTAGGTCACTTATTTCTACAGCAGTAAGTAATATAAAGACTACGGTCACTAATACTTTTAGTACTTTATATAATACAGTAACCACTACTTGGAATAACATTAAGAATGCTATAACGAAACCAATTGAATCAGCTAAAACCCTAGTTACTAATGCGGTATCTACTCTTAAAAAGGCATTTGACTTTAAATGGAGCTTGCCACACTTAGATTTACCACACATTTCAGTTAGCGGCGGTAAACCTCCTTATGGTATTGGTGGTAAAGGATCACTGCCTAAATTTGACATTGAGTGGTATGCAAAAGGTTATGATGAGGCACAGATTCTCAAATCAAGTGCTATCTTTGGCGTAGGTGCGAATGGTCAATTACTTGGTGGTGGAGAGCGCGGTAATGAGGTAGTAGTTGGTGAAAAGCATCTTTTAGATATGATCGCTAAAACCCAAAGACAAAATTCAGTGCCAGACCAGAATATTATAGTAAATGTTTATGGTGCTGATGGACAGTCTGAGGAAGAATTAGCCCAAAAAGTAATAGATAAATTAACAAGTATGGCAGATAATAGGAGGGTGGTATATGCGTAAAATAAATAGAGAAAAAATGGGCAAATTTGTGTTCAATAACATTTCTTCGGAAAAATACGGCTTAGTTATAGAAAAACTACCCTCTTTAAGTAGACCGGCTAGAAAATTCAGCTTATACCAAGTTCCAGGTAGAAATGGTGATATTATAGAGCAATACGATGCTTACGAAAATATAACTATCTCGTATAATGTATGGTTCGCTAATAATGATTTCGACAGTCAGACCGCTGCTATGGTAGCTAGAGAGATTTCTGGTTGGCTATATAGTGCAAATGGTTATTGCAAGCTAGAAGATAATTTTGAACCAGACGTATATAGATTAGCGTACTTCAACGGTGGCTTAGACATAGAAAATATGCTTACTAAATATGGCAGAGCAACAATAAATTTTGTATGTAGACCGGAGAGATTCCTAAAAAGTGGTACTAAATGGATAACCATCACTAGTGGGTCATCTGTTGCAGGATGTAACCTGTATAATGCTACTAACTTTACAGCTAAACCGTTAATTAAGGTTACTAGAGGATCCGAAGGAGACGTAAAATTTTTTGTAAATGGTAACCTGACGCTTGTGCATCATATAGATCGACTTGATTACATATATATTGACTGCGCCACTCAAGATTGCTATAGGCAACCTACTGAAAACCGAAATTCCTCTGTAGAAACTTTTCAATTTCCTTCGTTAGTACCTAAGAATAACGAAATATTATTGCAGTCACTGGACGCTACTCTAGAGATACAACCAAGATTCTGGACTTTATAAAGGAGGTTATATATGTACCCTATATTATATGAACAAATCTATCCTATTGGTACAGTGCCTTTACATAATGGATTAGGCGTACTAATAGATTGTTTAGATTGTAAAGTCACTGAAGAACGCAATGGAATATATGAACTCACTTTACAGTACCCTATACATGGGCAACATGCCGATGAACTTAAAGAGAGGCGAATCTTAAAAGTTAAACCTAACTTTACAGACAAAAACCAGCTGTTTAGAATATATAAAGTAGGTAAAATACTAAATGACAAATTTACAGTATATGCTAGACACATCTCGTATGACCTCTCAGGATACTACATCACTTCTGGTACAGCTTCTACTTTAGCGGATGCGTGCAAATTACTCGAAGCTAATGCTGCTAGATGGACTATAACTACAGATCTTAGTCGTAATGGTGCCTTTACAATTACAGCTCCATCCTCAGTTAGAAGCTGGTTCGGTGGAAAAGAAGGATCTCTTTTAGACATATATAGAGCTGGTGAATGGAAATACAACAATTTCGAATGTAAATTGACTCATCGAGGAGTAGATCGAGGAGTAGTAGTAAAATATGCTAAAAACTTACTTTCGCTTAATCAGGAAATAGACAGTTCAAATGTGATTACTGGAGTGGTTGCTTACTGGAAAGATTCGACTAATAACACACAAGTAGTAAGTCCTCTTGTCTCTACTGGAGTAAAGCTAGACGTACCAAATGTTTATGTACTTGACTGCTCAGATAAATACGAAAGTAAACCTGACGCCCAAGCCCTACAGAATGACGCCACACAATATATCGGCTCACATTTAGTAAATACTGCTAAACAAAATCTCACACTTGACTTTTTGCAAATTAGCACACTTAATGATAGAGTTGACCTATGTGACCAAATTACTGTAAAATATGATGATTTCGGTATAGATGTAAAAGCTCAATGCGTTTCTACTACTTGGGACGTACTTAAAGATAGATATGATTCAATTGAAATCGGAGAGCCTAAGACAAATATTGCTGATACAATTACATCAATTCAGACTACTGCTAAAATTGCAGTCACTACACCTCAAATGAATAGTGCTATAACTAGAGCTACCTCAAAAATTACTGGTAATAACGGAGGCTATGTGGTTATGCACGATAGTGATAGGGATGGTCAACCAGATGAACTACTTATTATGGATACTCCAGACATTACAACTGCTACTAACATATGGAGATGGAATGCAAGCGGGTTAAGTTTTAGCGTCTCGGGGTATTCTGGTACATATCACTCAGCTATGACTATGCATGGTGAGATAGTGGCAAATAGAGTCTCTACAGGTATACTCTCTGACTTAAATAGCACAAATGCGTGGGACTTAAACCATGGTATACTTAAAGTAAGTGACTTACGAGCTAATCGCAATATAAATTTCTATTCAGCAGACTGGGCTAAAAAATATATTTCACTAGGAGTAAATGTGAGTGGAAGTACTCTAGTACCAGCTCTACAGATAAATGATGCTAATGGGCATCCTAGTGTAAAGATATATGAGCAAGGCTCTGGATATGGTAAAATAGAAACCTATGGAGATTCAAATACTCTTAGTGCAGAAATTGATACTACTGGATATGGCGGAGCTTTGAGATGCTATGATCCTAGCGGTACTGAGGCAGCATTTATTGGTTCTATGCTTACAGCAACTCCTGATGGAGGTACTAGCGGAGCTGGTGTAGTATATCTTAAAGATCTTAGCCATACTACTACAATCAATTTAAGCGGAGCAGATGGTAATGTACGTTGTGTATCACTTACACAAACTTCTTCTAGAAAAACTAAAGATAATATTAAGGATTTAACTGAAGATGAAGCTAGAAAAGTGCTTAATCTTAAACCAGTCACATATGACTTTAAAAATAAAGTGCAAGGAACAAACATGCGAGGCTTTATTGCTGAAGAAGTACAAGAAGTGATACCTGAAATAGTCAAAAAAGACGAAGAGCTACCTTCACTTGACTATATACAAATAATTCCATATCTGACTAAAATGGTACAGCTACAGGAAAAGAGAATTGAGGAATTGGAGGCAAAATAATGGAAAAACCAATAACAATTGCTATAAATGAATTTAAAACTTCACTTATAGACATAATAAATAACGCCGAACTTCCAGCTGAGGTATTGAAGTACATACTCATAGATGTTACTTCACAGCTAAATAATTTAGCCGTTAGACAGTTGGAAGAAGATATAACTAAGTTTCAGAAAGAGAAAGGAGAAGAACAATTATGAGTTCAACAAGTTCAATTGTAGAGACATCTATTGACCTTGATATGACACCTGGTGCCGTAATGCCGGTGGTAAATGCTTCTCAGACAGACGATTTAAGACTACTTACAATAAATTTGTATGCTAACGGTACTGAGTACTATTTACATCATCCGTCAATTTCCCATGAAGAATTGTCAATGGTGCTAAATGGAAAGAAGCCTGACGGTAACATTTTTTCCTATGAGTGTGAGTTCGATTACGACAGCAGCAAGGTATGGGCATATTTCAATAAGCAGATGACTGCAGTAGCAGGTGAAGTACTTTGTGAATTAGTGATATATGCAAAAAGTACAGAAGAAGAAAATGCAGAACCTCGTCAAGTAGGTAGTGCTAATTTCGTATTACAGGTAGAAGAAAGTCCTACAGGTGGTCCTGATTCTGAAAGTACCTTACAGTCACTTGACCAAATTCGTCATGAGCTAGGCATAGCTGTTATAGATTCACGTCAATCAGCCTCTAAAGCCGCAGAGTCAGCTAGTAAAGCCGCAGAGTCAGAAAAGAATGCAGCAGCGTCTGCTAATCAAGCCTTAACGTTTGAACAGCGTGCGACATTTTCTGCTGGTCAAGCCGCAAAGTCAGAAAAGAATGCGGCAGAGTCAGAGAAGAATGCAGCAGAGTCAGAAAAGAATGCCGCAGAGTCAGAGAAGAATGCAGCACTTTCTGCTAGCCAAGCAGCAGAGTCAGAAAAGAATGCAACACTTTCTGCTGGTATCGCCACAAAGTCAGAACAGAATGCAGCACTTTCTGCTAGTCAAGCTGCAGAGTCAGAAAAGAACGCAGCACTTTCTGCTAGTCAAGCTGCAGAGTCAGAAAAGACCGCAGCACTTTCTGCTAGTCAAGCCGCAGAGTCAGAAAAGAACGCAGCACTTTCTGCTAATCAAGCCTTAACATTTGAACAACGTGCGACATTTTCTGCTGGTCAAGCTGCAAAGGCTGAAGCTGCTGCAAAGAATTGGGCAGTAGGTCCTAGTGGTACTGGAAGCGGTACTGATACTAATAATTCTAAGTATTATAGTGACCAAGCTTCTGCTAAGTACGACGCATTTGTAGAGGCGACGACGCCGATAATTTATAAAGGTACATGGTATTATGATAATAAACTAACCTCAAAAACGCACACATTCGCTGAAATATATGCTATGCGCGATCATTTGACGAGAAATAATTTTCACTTATATTCAGATGGGCCTGGAGATGAAGAAATTACTTGCGATTATGTACTCATCACTTCAAATATGATAACTTTGCAATTTTTGTATGGATTTAACGTCAGTGCAACAAACCAGATGTATAGAATAGTCATACAGCATGCTTCCGATGATACAGTAACCGTGAATAGAGGACTACTTTTTACAAGCACAGGATTACAAAATGGTATAGCTGAAGGTGAATGTATAGACATCAATGATGATGGAATAATCTCTTTAGGTGCGCCACAATACATTGTCCTTAGAGAGGATAGCGCTAGCGGAATCGAACAAACCTTCTCTTACACTGGATCGTCTTCACTTGATCAGTTTAAAACTAATTTTTGGATTGACCCAATAAGCGTAATGGAGATTGCCAATGATAGATATAATGTAGCTAAATTAGCGATAGGTATAATGGTTCATAATGACTCATCATCACCTATGAACATATATTTAGATAGAGTACCACTTATTGACTGTATTTATTCAAAACCGGAAGAAGCAGTGGAACTTTCTGAAAGTATTGACCTGACATTCGCATTTAAAGACAAATTTTACAGATTCCTAATCAATATAGCTTATAATAATGAATTTAGATCTAGCAAAGACGTCACTAAAGTAAGTGGTATGATACAGAGCGTCATTCCAGTCACACCTGGATATGGCTTATCTAGTGATAAGCATACTTTAAGTGTCAAACTTGCCACAGAGTCAGGATTAGGCTTTGACAGTACCAATGGTCTACAAGCAGCGGTAAAAGACGTCCAGGTACAAGGTGATAGTATAATTGATGGAAATGGTACGGCTAATATTGAGAGTATGCGTGGTGCTACCAGCTCAAGCGATGGTGAAATAGGCTTAGTACCTCAGCCACTTAGCGCGGATGTAGACAAGTTCCTCAAAGGTGATGGAACTTGGGCTACTCCTACAGGCAATACTCCTATATATCCTATAGAATTTGACGCAGTCACTTCTATTCCGGCTAAAAATATCGATGGTACTGCATTGCAAGCGACGCTAGCAAAAAATCTACCTTATTCTGGAGACGCTACTTCTGACAAAAAGTGGCTAGATAACCTCAGACTTATTTGTGATATGAGTAAAACACATTATGAAGCCTTAAGTAAGTATGTAGATGTTAGACTCATCACTGATTATGCTGATGATAGCTCATATGGTAAAGTTGGTAAAAAATATAATAGTATGATGGAAGTGGACCCAACAAAAGTTACCATATCTAAGTGGAGCACCAATAAGATATATACAATGACTGGGAAATGTCGCTTCCACTACTTCGATTCAGCTGATGGAAATAAGTATGTGGACGCTACTTGGTCATATACTGTCATGTACAACTCTGCTAAAGATACATACAGCAGCGAAAGTATGAAGGTCTCTCTAG